GTCTGCCAAATCCGCTACAGCATCGGCGCGGGCATTAGAGGAGAATAAGGCATATGTGGAGAGCCAGAAGGAGGCATTTGCGGGCTACAACCGCCGTGAAACTGACCTTAAGTATGCCAATGCCCTTATAGATTCTGCCTCCGGAACCACGCAAGTCACAGTGTCTGATGCATGGGAGGCCCCAATACCCGGCCTGGAGATAGCCGGTAAGAGTGAACAGGGAGCAGACCCCAGCCCGGATAATCCGCAGGAGATTGTGAGTACGGATGTCACGGCGGTGACGGTGACGGGGGCGCAGTTATTGGACATACCATCATTAAGTACTAAAAACTATCTTGGGGTTACTTATAGCCCACAACCAGATGGAACAGTAATAGCTACTGGAACTAGTACAGGGACATCGTATATTGATTTGCGTATTCAGGAGCCGTTACCACTAGGGGATTACTATATTTCTGGTTGTCCGAATGGTGGAGGAGGTGATGGATATCAACTGATGGCTTATGCAGTAAATAATGGTTCATATAAAGTCATTGGTTCTGATATTGGGAATGGTTCAAGATTTACAGTTACAGATGACAATCCCATTGCAATAAGGATAGTGATGCGATTAAGTATATCCGGCCCATTAACATTCAAGCCCATGCTAAATGCTGGAGACACCGCTCTCCCCTGGGAACCCTACCAGTCCAAGACCGCATCCATCACCCTCACGAAGCCGTTACGAGGTATCGGGGATTACAGGGACGAAATAACCATGACCAATCGGATTGACCGGTGTATGGAACTGACATTTGACGGAAGCGAGGATTGGGGCGTCTACACTAGTGGTAGCCGCACAGGATTTTCGGCAATTAATGTCCTCCCGATATCAATGAATAATCGGAATGGAATATGTAATCAAGCACTAGTCGGAGGAAATGAAGAAGTTGAGCGGATTATTTTAGGGAGTAATAATCAAAATCTATATTATTTTTACTGTCCATTTTACGATACTACAGTAGCCGACAAGGGCCTCTCTGCCTGGAAAGCCCACCTTGCTGCCCATCCACTTAAGGTAGTCACTTACCTGGATACCCCGGTAGAGACAGACTTGGGGGCAGACACCATAGCAGCACTTGCGGAGTTGACCACCTACAAAGGACGGACAACCACCACAGTGACTGCGGAGGGGCCGGAGCCGGACGTGGCGGTGGAGTATGTACAAGATACAAATGTTGTGATTGCTGAATTAAAAAAACTAATAGAAGGAATACAGAATGTTGAGTCCTAATTATCTCCAGCATATAGCTGATGGTTCCGAAGAAATAGCCTCCCAGCTTCATACATACATTATCCGTCAGATAATAGACCGCATGATGATACGCATAGGCCGCGGCGATGATTACCTGCTCACCTCCTCTGACCGATGGCGAATACAGATATTGCAGGATGCAGGATATCTGCTGGAGGACATAACGGCAGAGTTATCCAAAATCACTAATCGACAGGAAAAAGAAATCAAGGCCGCAATGGAAGAAGCTGGAGTCAAGGCCCTGGAATACGACCATAAAATATATGAGGCTGCTGGTTTGTCTCCAACACCGCTTACACAATCTCCGCAGCTTATTAGGCTAATGGAACGAAACATGAATGCCACTATGGGGGAATGGGAAAACTATACCAGAACCACCGCAGAAGCCGCACAGAGGCTTTTTATAAACGCATGTGATAATGCATACCACCTTGTATCTTCTGGGGCTGTATCGTACACACAGGCTGTCAAAGAGGCAGTTAATAATGTGGTATCGGGCGGAGTGATAGTACACTATCCTTCGGGCCATAAAGACACCATAGAAACTGCCACAGCGCGCGCAGTACGCACCGGAGTAGCCCAGGCCACGGGAGATATCTCTATTAAGCGTATGGAAGAAATGGATTGGGATATCATACTGGTGTCGGCGCACATCGGGGCCAGAACCGGGGATGGAGGGCAGAATCCAGGAAATCATTTATGGTGGCAAGGGCAGTTTTACAGCAGGACTGGAAAGGATAAGCGCTTTCCTCCATTTTCCCAGACTGGATACGGAACTGGTGAAGGGTTATGTGGATGGAACTGCCGTCATTCCTTCGGAAGCGGTGATGGGGTAAACAATCCATACAAAGACATCCAAACCGCAGACAATTACAAGGTTGAGCAGCTGGAGAAGCGGCAGCGAACGCTTGAACGGCGCATCAGAAAGGCAAAACGCGAGGTCATGGGGATGCAGGAGGCCGTGGATAAATGCAAGGACGAATCAGTTAAATTTGATATGAAGTTAGACCTTGACCACAAGTCGTATCTGTTACAGCGGCAGAATAAGGCATATAACGAATTTTGCAAAGAGAACGACTTACGCACCCAGCAAGAACGGCTACAGATTGCCAGATGGAACCGGGAGCAGGCGGCAAAGGCCAGGGGAGCAGCGCGGCGGTATCAGAATGCGAAAGGAAAAGAAGAATGAGCAGATGGAAATTATTCAACCCTAATCCACGCAATCAGCGTGTGGGGGATTGCCCCATCCGGGCTATAACAAAAGCCCTTGACAGCGACTGGGAAACGGTATTTGCTGGTGTAACTGTCTGCGCCTGTGCTTTATCTGATATGCCATCTGCAAACCATGTATGGGGGTCCTACCTACGTCAAAATGGGTTTAAACGGTACATAGTGGATGACCACGGACAAGATGTATACACGGTCGAGGACTTTTGCCAGGATAATCCTATAGGAACGTACATCTTAGCAATTACAGGGCATGTGGTGTGTGTGCAGGATGGTTATTACTGGGATACATGGGACAGCGGTCAAGAAATACCAATATACTACTGGGAAAGGCGATAACTTATGGAAACATTAAACTCTATTATGGTTGTATGCGGTTGGCTTATTACTCTTGGAGGTGCAGGAGCCGTAATATACAAATTGTTGCATCCAGCATTTAAGCTAAAAAACCGAGTGGATAAATTAGAAATAAATGTGGAAAATGATTATAAATCTATCAAAGAAATAAGAGATATGCAATCTCTTTTATGCCAAGGAATGATAGCATTAATTGATAATCGTATAACCGGTAACAACATAGAGGGTTTAAAAAAAACCAAAGAAGCTATGATAAAGCATTTGTCAGAAGGTATTTAAGGAGCGTTGCGTTGAAGGTATATGACTTTACAGTGCCAGAACTAAACTATTTTCGTACATATTGTAACTTTACGGATGAAGAACGGGCACTGTTTGAGTACCGGGCTAAAAATTATCCTTTGGAATATTGCGCTGAACTAATGAACGTAAGTGTATCCACAGTCAAGAGATTAAGCAGAAAAGTAAACAACAAAATCATAAGGGTGTGTTAATAAGGGAGAAAACAATTTGAAACAGTTTGCAGATGAAAGTGAGTTAATTATAAATTGTGGAAGAACACCCACGCGGGGGAATTGGGTGTCTGTAAAATGGAATGGATTTGAAATAAAATTATCAGACAATGACCAAGTTGCTATTTCACAGCAAGCATTAAAAGATATGTGTATAAAATGCTTAAACGAATTGTTTGGATGATTTTGGATATTAGAATACTTTCTTGATACTTTTATAAGTCTTTGACGACCTGTCAAGGGCTTATTTTTTATGGGATAATTGAAATATAAAAGAACGGAGGGGATATAATGCCGCAACCATTTATCAATCCAAACTATCTGAATACATATCCAAACGCATACCCATATCAACCACCTATGGACCGATTGCAGCAGCTACAGGCACCATACCAGATGCCGCAACAGACGCAGGTTCCACAGGTCCCGCAGACCAACCAGGGAATATTATGGGTGCAGGGTGAGGCCGGGGCAAAGTCGTATTTAGTAGCGCCCAGCACATCTATATTGCTGATGGACAGCGAAAATGAGTATTTTTATATTAAGACAACCGATGCGGCAGGGATGGCAACACCCCGCCCTTTTTAATATAATGCATTGGGTCAACACTCCGCACTTTTGAATATAAAGAGATTGTAAATGGTCAGAAGAAGGAAATTGCACCGGCTGAAAATCTTGACGAAAAGTATGTTACCAGAAACGAGTATCAGGATTTAAAGGCAAAATATGATGAATTATATGGCCTTTTAGAATCCAGCACAGCGCCAAGCGGAAAGGGGAAATAATATATGAATCCATTATTTAGCATGTTGGGCGGCGGCTCACCAATGGGCGGCATGATGCCTGGAATGGGCGGGGGAAACAACCCAATGCAGATGATTCAAAAGTTTATGGAATTTAAGAACAATTTCAAAGGGAACCCCCAGGAAGAAGTGCAGAAGATGCTACAATCTGGGCAGATAACTCAACAGCAGTTAGACCAAGCCCAGCAGATGGCACAGCAGTTTCAGCAGATGCTTGGAGGCATGAAAAAATAGTACATAAATCAATGCGCATGATTTTGTAAATAAATTTAAAGGAGTAAATATTTATGGAAAGTGGTTACTCTTTAGCGGACATTGCAGCCGCTACAGGAAACAATAACAGAAATGGTGACGGTATGTGGGGCGACTGGATTTGGATTATCGTTCTCTTCCTTTTTGCCGGGGGAGGCTGGGGCAATGGCTTCGGCGGCAACGGTGCAAATGGCGCGGGACTCCAGGGTCTTGCAACCAGAGCAGATATCAATGAGGGCTTTGCTTTGAATGGTATAGAAAACGGAATTAGAGGTATCCAGCAGGGTATCTGTGACAGCACATACGCACTGAACAACACTATCACCAGCGGATTCAACGGTGTTGACCGCAGCTTATGCCAGATGGGCTATCAGCTCCAGGATTGCTGCTGCCAGACACAGCGCGCAATTGACGGAGTAAACTACAATCTGGCTACACAGTCATGTGATACCAGAAATACAATCCAGAACGCAACAAGGGATTTACTGGATAACAACAACAGCAACACCAGGGCCATCCTTGACTTCTTGACTCAGGACAAGATTTCCAGCCTCCAGGCAGAAAATCAGACTCTTAGGTTCCAGGCAAGCCAGACTGCCCAGAACGGCTTTATTGATGCAGTTGGTAACACTATCGTTGCACAGCTTCGTCAGCCGCAGCCTGTACCGTCTTACACGGTCCCTGCACCATATCCATACGCATCTAACTGCGGTTGTGGATGCAACAATGGATGCGGATGCTAAATCGGAACGAGCAGTTTTACGATAATCTTGCCCTATATGCAACAGCATTACAAATGATTGATGTGTTTTTGCTTTTAGGAGAAGCTTCCAATAATGATATTATGGAAGCGCTTCAACAGCAAAATAAAGAATACATGGAAAAGATTATCGACCAGAACAACCGCATATTGCGTATCTTGTCCGAAAAGGACATGTCTACTGAATAGTAGTATTACACACATGGAGGGGTAGGCACAGGCTTGCCCTTCTGTGCATATAAGGAGGAATTATTATGGCAGATTTTGTAACTGCTGGTACACAGACCGTTGAAGTCAATGCAAGTGTTTTGTTTGCAGCAAACCGGATATATTCTTGCAATTGTCCAAACATAAGACATGAGCCACTTTCTGGGAGAGTAGTTTTACTTCCTGGCCTGTACCGTGTAGGCTTTAACGGAAACTTTTCCGCAGCCGCAGCAGGTGACGTTATTTTTGAAGTGCAGCAGGACGGCGAAGGCATCCCCGGTGCAAGAATCCAGAACACAGTTGCCGCCGGCGCAACAATCAATGGAGCAGCAACTGCAGAAGTACGAGTGTGCAAGCCATGTTGTGCTACCCTGTCGGTGAAAAACGTTGGAACCGCAGCGGCGACAGTATCAGACGCTAACCTTGTTGTTAGCAGAATAGGTTAAGGAGGTAAGGCTATGAGTTATAAATTAATGCAAAAAATCCACGAAGAGCTGGACAATATTGCGGAGAAGGGCCTTAACACCAGCAACCTTGAAAACGCATACAAACTGATTGACATGTGGAAAGACATGGAGAATGTGGAGTACTGGAAGTGCAAAGAAGAGTACTACAATCAGGTAATGGACGAAATGGACGGCGGAGAATACAGCGAAGCGCGTCGCAAGCGCGACAGCATGGGACGTTATAGCCGTGCTGATGGAATGTCACAGGACTATGATAATGACAGCTCATATCGCGGCACACGCGGAAAACATTACGTCAGAGGACACTACAGCCGTGCGACCGGTCCGGCCTATGATGACTACATGAATCAGAAGCAGAGCTACAGAAGTGGTGGAAAAGATGAAGATTGCAAGCGCCGTATGCTTGCAGCCTTGGAAGAGCATATGGACGAACTGACAGAAGAGTTAGGCGAAATGTCGAAAGATGCTGACTGCCGGGAAGAAAGAGAAACCATGAAGAGATATATTGAGAAGTTACGCAATATGGTGTAACACATTGGCGGTAGGAAAAATCCTGCCGCCTTTGAAAAATGTGGGGACGATTATTATTTGCGAATACGGTAAAATGGGAGTAGGAATAAGCAGAAAGGGTGAAAAAAGGGTGAAAACATGGTAAAAGACAGTTGGGTGTACTGCCCTATATGTAACAATAAAACTCGGACTAAAATACGACCAGATACGGTTGCGAAAAACCTTCCCGTATTTTGCCCTGTATGCAAGAATACATCCATAATGAATATTGCAAAAGGAAAAGCAAGTGATTTAGATAAAAGTGGTTTATCACCTGCAACATAACTTTAGAGCCAGACGCCAGACGCAGAGCCAAACAGATGCAAGAGTTTGTTTGGCTCTTTCTTTATATTGACCTCCCTCCTATAGCACATGTCCTTAAAAGAAACAGGTTCTAGCGCATAGCGTGAACAGCCTGGAGGTTGAAAAGCGGATGCAATTTCCGGCATGTGCGTTTTTGGACAAGTCAAGTCCTACAAAATGGCAACCGTTGGTGGACGGTTACACACCTACAAATAACCTAATAACGGAAAAGGAGAATCATCAATGAAAACCGAAGAATTAAAAGCACAGGGATTGACAGAGGAACAGATATCTTTTGTCATGGCTGAAAATGGGAAAGACCTCAAAAAGTTGCAGAAAGAAAACGACAATCTGAGCGCGGACCGGGATACCTGGAAAGAAAAAGCAGAAGCAGCAGAAGCAACGCTGAAAGGCTTTGAAGGGGTTGACCTGGAGACGATGCAGAGGGAAATATCTGACTGGAAACAGAAAGCTACGGAAGCCGAGAAAAAAGCCCAGGAGCAGCTTTACGCGCGTGACTTTTCGGACGCTCTGAAAACGGAATTTGAGGGTATTAAGTTTTCCAGCGAAGCGGCTAAACGTGCAATTATGGCAGAAGTAAAAGAGGCCGGTTTAAAACTGAAAGATGGTAAAATTCTGGGGCTGAATGACCTTTTGTCTCAAATGAAAGAAAAAGATGCTTCGGCTTTTGTTGATGATGCACAGCAGCAGGTACAGCAGAACATGGCGAGGTTTACCGCACCAGTAGGTAAGCAGAATACGCCAGGAACTATGACACGAAAGGATATTGAAGCGATTAAAGACCCGTCTGAGCGCCAGTCTGCAATCGCCAGTAACCTACATTTATTCGGTAAAGGAGAACAGTAATGGCAGCAAAAGCCAATATAATCACAAGCGCGGACATACAGGTAACAGCGCGAGAAATTGATTTTGTGACCCGGTTTGAACGGAACTGGCAGCACCTCCGGGATATCCTGGGGATTATGCGTCCTATCAAGAAAACACCGGGCGCGGTGCTGAAAAGCAAATATGCAGAAGGAACTTTACAGAGCGGTGCTGTAGGCGAAGGAGAGGAAATCCCTTACAGCAAATTTACGGTAAAGGAAAAGACATATGCGGAGATGACCATAGAGAAGTATGCAAAGGCCGTTTCCATTGAAGCAATTAAAGACCACGGCTATGAAAATGCCGTTCAGATGACAGACGATGAATTTTTGTTCCAGCTTCAGTCGAATGTAACAGAACGATTCTATACATATCTGAATACTGGTACACTTACTGGAACGGAAACTACATTCCAGATGGCCCTTGCTATGGCAAAAGGAATGGTAGAAAACAAATTCAAGCAGATGCACCGGAATGTTACAGGTGTGGTTGGATTTGTAAATATTCTGGATGTTTATCAGTACTTGGGCGCAGCTGAAATCACCGTGCAGAATCAGTTTGGTTTCCAGTATCTTAAGGATTTCATGGGATTCAACACAATCTTCCTGCTGTCCGATTCGGAGATTGCAAGAGGAAAGGTAATAGCTACACCGGTGGAAAACATTGTAATGTACTATGTGGACCCAAATGAGAGCGATTTTGCACGGGCGGGTCTTGTATATACCACTGGAGCCGGGGAGACAAACCTTATCGGATTCCATACGCAGGGAAATTACAATACCGCTGTTTCCGAAGCATTTGCAATCATGGGACTTACCTTGTTTGCAGAATATATTGACGGAATCGCAGTTGTTGATATTACTGATAATCCCGTTCTTGGAACACTGACGGTAACTTCTTCGGCCGGAAGCACATCAGGAAACACAAAATTAACCGTTGAACCTCCCCTCGAAACAGGACACATGTACAAGTACAAAGTGGCAACTGATTCCGCTCCAGAAGTGAAATATGGTCAGAATGTAAAGACGTGGACAGCATGGGACGGTAAATCTGATATCAAGGCAACGACCGGGAATCATATCACAGTAGTTGAGTGTGACAATACCTATAAGGCGTTGAAATCTGGAAATGACGATGTAACGTCTCACTCTTAAAGAAAGGAGAATCCGGCATGGCATATGCAGACTATGAGTTTTACACAACAAAATACTACGGCAGTTCCATACCGGATTCCCAATCATTTGATAAGCAGGCAGAACGGGCAAGCGACTTCCTTGATAAAATAACATTTGACAGATTGGTTGACGGCCTCCCAGATAATGAACGAGTGCAAACCAAAATCAAGAAAGCCGTATGTGCATTAGCTGATAAACTGTATGGTTTGGAACTGGCAGAAAAACAGGCGCTATCTGCCGCCGCGGGAAGTATAACCAGCGGGACCGGCGGCGCAACCACAGGCGTTATCACGTCAAAGTCATCCGGTTCCGAATCAATCAGCTATGCATCCCCGTCAGAAATAGCTAACGGAGCTAAAGCCTGGAGTGATATATATTCTGCGGCGGGGAATAAACAGGAAACAAATAATCCCCTGTATGATACTGCAAAGGTGTATCTGATGGGAGTAAGAGATAATAATGGCGTTCCATTGCTGTACGCCGGAATGGGGTAGATATGGATATAACGACATTGGGAACATGTGTGGCTATTGTGGCTTTAAGCTATGTGGTTGGTCTTGGATGCAAAGCGGCAAAGAAGATACCGGACGAATGGATACCGGTCATTATGGCTGTTGTGGGTGGCGTTCTGGGAGCGCTTGGTATGGGAACTATACCAGATTTCCCGGCATCGGACTATATCACGGCTGTGGCGGTCGGTGCTGTGTCTGGTCTGGCAGCTACAGGCGTTAACCAGATGTATAAGCAGATGAATAAATAACGGAGGGGATACCTTATGTACAATGCCACGGTGACAGTTTTTAATTACTACGAATCATCCACAACTGGCGTTGGTATTTGGTATCCCCATGTATTATCAGGCGTTGACCTTAATACCGACAAAGGCGCAATACTAAAAAAGTATGGGCCAGACAGCACGGATAATGCCGAATTACACATAGCTTATGAATTACAGGATGGTAAACAAATAATCCGTGATACTGACGGTAAAGAATTGCCGTGGCTTCCTCCGAAGGAGTGGATGAGACAGGTAAATGATTTGCTGGACGATACCATTACCTTTGATGCATCGGATAATTGCTTTTTCTGGGAAGGGGTATGGGATAACGGCCCGGTAAACGATGAAGATTATCGTGAAGGTTTTTATGCTTATATGAATAATCGGTATGACTTCGTATATTTGGTATCCTCTGTTGGAGGTCCATACTCTGTGATTCCTCACTTTGAGATATTGGGGAAATAATATGGCGAGCAAAACAACACATTTTAAAGGCTTTTCCGTTGTTGATGGAGAGATAAAGATTACGCTCAAATTATCCCGGTTTGATAAACAATTTCAGCATGCTCAATATGAACTTGACGGAAATGTAATGAATAGTATGGTTCCTTTTATGCCTATGATTACAGGCGATTTTGTGGATGTTACCAGGTCCGCAAGTGCTGCAATACAAGGGATTGGAAAAGTGTATGCTGCCTATGGACCTGCTGGTCGTTTTTTATATCAGGGTAAAACTATGGTTAGCGTTGTTACTGGTAGTACCTGGGCTACAAAGGGTACTAAAAAGGTATTAGTAAGCCAATATGGAGGAAAAACCAAAGCAAAAGAGGATTTACAGTATACAAAAACAGCGCATCCTAAGGCGCAGGCTAAATGGTTTGATGCAGCCAAAAAAGCAGACGGTAAATCATGGATAAAGCAAGCCAAGAAAACGGCTGGAGGTGGAAAACGTGGGTGATGAACGAAAACCAATCGGGAAAGATGCAAGCGGTTATGATGTATTAACGACCGCGGTAAAGGCGTTGCTTAATCAATTCCCAGGTTTATATGAATATGAAGCTGTTAAATTTGAAGAACTAGAAAAAGATTACGGAATTGCATTTTCGGCAGATAACGGAGCTTTAATCTTTTCTGAAACAGAGGACGTGATTGGAGGAGTTCACCAGACCTGCCAGTATCCTTTCTATATTATATACCGTACATCATCCACAAAAGAGCGCCAGAAAATGAGCATACAGGAATTTCTTGATACATTTGGAAAGTGGTTATGCCGGGAGCCGGTTGTGATTGATGTGAGTGAGCAACGATTATCAAATTATCCCACATTATCCCAGGGAAGGAAGATAACCAAAGTTACCCGTGATAACTCTTATGGCCTGGAACCGCAGGAAAGTGGTGTGCAGGATTGGATACTTCCGGTATCGATAGAATATAAATATGATTTTGAAAGATGGTAGAGCCAGACGCTAAGACGCAGAGCCTTAAGCTATGGCTCTATTTTTTTATCATGAAAGGAGAAAATCAGTGGCGACATGGACATACGCCGAAGGAGAGGCAAAAAGAAAAGATTTTATGGTGTTTTGGGTAACAGATGGTAATGCATCAACAATCAAAAAAGACACCATTGAGATTATCGGAAAAGGTGTAGAAGATATGCCTATTTCAATGAATCCAGAAACAGAAGAAAGTCAGGATGTGCTTGGAAACAATAACTATGATATTACCGGATACGCAGAGAGCATGACGGTAGACCCAACCAACATATCAGGGGAAAATAAGTACTCTCAGAAGATTGATACCTTAATGGAAGAGAGGGCAACGTTGTCTGATTTGCGTTTGAAGTATCTTTGCGTAAAACGATACAAAACCGACAGTACCGGAAAGATGCGTGCCTGGGTACAGGATGGCGTGGTCGAGTTGGGAGATTTTGCCGGAGGACTTAAAGGCGTTTCGGCAACCCATACAGTCCATTACGTAGGAGATAGGACGCTTGGAGCAGTGGACCCGTCAACTATGACATTTACCGCAGACAGCGCAGAACCTGCATCATTATCAGAATAATGGAGGAAACAAGAATGCCTAATATACCAATAAAAATCGAAAGTCCGGTTAAATATTATGATTTCACAGACCAGCACGGAGATATACTGGCAACTCTGAAATTTGTCCCGTCAGACCTTGACATATTCGAACGGCAGCAGAATGTGTATAAAGCATTTGAGGATATGTGGAGGGAATTAAAAGAAACTCTCGATAGCAAGAAAAAAGAAGAACTCTCATTAGAGACAATCAACAGATATGCAAAGTCTTTGCAAGATAAATTTGATTATCTGTTTAATGCGGATACTTCTGGCTTCTTCAAAATCGCCAGTCCATTTACTCCTATGGAAAACGGCGACCCTTGGGCGCTGGTAATCCTTGAAAGTGTCAAAAAAATCATAGAGCAGGAAACTGGTAAGAATTTTACGGAAATGGAAAGTAAGGCCGGAAAATATACACAAGAGTATAATGCCGGTCCGGGAAAATACCCATTTCCCGTAAAATGAATGCGGCGTGGACCCTCCCATATTCTCTCTCTGTTAATGGGGTAAATTATGAAATTCGTGAGGACTTCCGGGCAATATTAGATATTTTATCAGCTTTTGCAGATGAAGAATTATCTGACCCAGAGAAAACACAAGCAATGCTTGAAATTCTTTACTGGCCCATTATCCCGCCTCCGCAGGATTTGACAGAAGCGGCAGAAAAAGCATTATGGTTTATCGACTGTGGTGTGGTGCATGAAGATACTCCATCACCGCGTGTAATTGACTGGGAACAGGACGCAGGAATTATTTTCCCGGCGATTAACAGAATTGCAGGGTTTGAAACACGCGGATGCCAGATAATCCATTGGTGGACTTTCTACGGATGGTTCATGGAAATTGGGGACGGATTGTTTTCTCAGGTCCTTTCTATCCGGCAGAAACTGTCAAAAGGGAAGCGCTTAGAAAAGTGGGAGCAGGAGTTTTTACAGAACAATAAAAAGCTATGTGAACTTGAAAAATCCACTGACAAATCTAAAGAAGAATTTGATTATTTTGCAGAGTTGCTAAAGTGAGGTGATGTTTTTGGCAGCAGACGGAAGCGTGATTATTGATACAAAATTCAATACTGATGGTGTTGAAATTGGAGCCAAAGATATAGAAAACACTCTTAGAAAGTCTGCGGATGCAATTGGTTCGTATGATAAAAGTGTTCAGGATTATGTTGATAATTATGTTTCCAACATGGAAGCAGCAACTAAATCAAACAACGAATTCCGAAGAGAAATTGAAACCTTAAAAAAAAATCTCAAAGATTTGGAAGGCAAGGGCCTATACTTTGGCGATGAAGAATATGACAATACATATTTAAAGTTGCAGAAAGTACAACAAGCTCTTAAAGATTATAAAAAAGAATTAATAAGCCCTACACCCAATGCGCTCCCATTGGATATATCGACCCTTGAAGGACAGATTGATAAACTGGCACTTGATTTGCAACGGCTTAAAGACCGCGGGAAAACATTTGGAGATGAAACTTTTGATTCTACATATAAAGCATTTCAAAAAGCCAACCAGGAATTAAAAGATTACAAAAACCAGTTGGTTAAACCAGTACAAATCCCAGTAGACATTGATTCGATGCAGGGAAAAATCAACGCATTAAAATCACAGTTGGATGACCTTGGAAAACAGGGTAAGACATTTGGGGATGCAACATTTGATTCGACTTATCAAGCGTTTCAAAAAGCAAACGAAGAATTAAAGGCTTATAAAAGCCAGCTTGTTAAACCGGTTGAAATACCTGTGGAGATATCTGCCGAAAGTATGCAAGGGCAGATTAATACTTTAAAGGCTCAGCTTGATACATTAAGTAAACAGGGCAGGACATTTGGTGATATAGAATATGACCAGACAGCCCTAGCGTTAAAACGTGCTGAACAGGCGTTAGTGGATTATAAAAACGAACTGTTTAAAACCGATGCGCAGCGAGAAAAGGAAGCAGAATCAGCCAGAAAACAAGCCGAACAGCAAGCAAAATTAAATCAGAAGCTTGAAGAAGCAAAACAAAAAGAGGCGGCTGCGGCTGCGGAATCTGCAAGGCTTGCAGAAATCGGACAAAATGCAAAGATATCCAATCCGCTTGTGGTAAAACTTAGGGAAGAAATCGAAAGGCTCACCTTACGCCAAAAGGATTTAGAAAAGGCTGGACTTGGACCAGGATATAAAGAGTATGATACTGTTACTGCAACGATAAAAAAACTAAATGCCGCATTGACCAAATATACAACCGGAACTAAAAAAGCAGGAAAAGAAACTAAAAAGTTAAATACGGGATTGAAAAATACCGAAAAATCATCCAGAGGCGCAAGGATGGGAATAGGTCGTATGCTTGCAACCTCTATCCTGTTTAGCACCGTATTCCGTGCAATATCAGCAGTAACAGGCGGCCTTAAAGAAGGTATGGATAATCTGTCCCAGTATTCAGATGATACCAATAAAGCGTTATCCATGCTGATGTCCAGTATGACCCAGCTTAAAAACTCTTTTGGCACAGCCTTTTCCCCGTTGGTGGAATACGCAGCTCCGGCCCTGGCACAGTTTATCAATTTGCTATCCCAGGCCGTCACCTGGACGGCGCAACTGCTGGCGGCATTAACTGGTAAGGATACATTTGTCAAGGCGGTTAAGGTCCAGCAGGATTACGCGGATAGTCTGGATAAGACCAAAGACGAAACCAAGGATGCAGCCAAAGAAACAGAAAAGGCATTAGCACCATTTGATAAGCTGATACAGATAACAACAGGAAAGAAAAAAAGCGAAGATAAGAACGAGCTTAAACCAGAGGATATGTTTACCACGGAAGAAGTATCCAATGATATTAAGCTACAGGCAGAGGCTATAAAGAATACGCTTGGAAAACTGTTCGACCCGCTTAAGGAATCGTGGCTTGAAAATGGCCCACAGGTAATGAGTTCGCTGCAAAATACATTTTCTGCCATCAGGCAACTTGCAAGTGATGTAGGTGCATCATTCATGCAGGTATGGAATGTAGAAGGATATGGGAAAGCAATCACAGATGATTTACTAATCACTTTTGCAAATTTAGTTGATACGGTCGGAAATTTAGTCACCAATTTTGATAAGGCATGGGTATCCGGGGATACTGGAACAAACATTTTAAGGCACCTTGGGGATATTATTCTTGAAATAACAGGATTTTTTCGTCAAGCATCAGAAAGTTTAAAACAATGGTCTGCGGATTTGGATTTTTCACCTTTGCTGGAAAGCTTTGACAGGATTTTGATTGCTGTAAAACCTATTGTATCAGATGTTGGAAACTTGATATTGTGGTTTCTTAACAATGTACTACTTCCAATTTCAAAATGGGGAGTAGAGCAAGCGTTGCCAACTGTATTTGATTTAATTGCAGCAGCCCTGAAAGCAATACATAGTGTGATTGATGCACTGAAGCCATTGGGAATATGGTTATGGGAAGAATTTTTACAGCCATTAGGAGAGTGGACCGGAGCAGTTATCATAGCTGCATTAGAAAAAGTTGTTGAATGGTTGACTAAATTTTCGGATTGGGTAAGTCAAAATCAGACATTGGTAGAAAATATTACACTTGCAGTGCTGGCATTTTTTGCAGCGTGGAAGTTTTCAGAATTTGTATTGGGAATAGGACAATTAATAAGCAATCTTGGAGGATTTTTAGCAATTGGAGAACGTGTTATTTCACTTTTAGCAAGGACTGTATCAAATATAAATCCCCTTATCCTTGCTATATCAGGCATAATATCGTTGATTGCTGTGTTGGCCAAAAACTGGAGCAACATGTCCCCAACAGAAAAAGTCATAGCAAGTATACTGGCAGCGGCTTCGGCAGTAGGAATCTTGGCGGTTGCTTTGGGCGCTTTGGCTGGTGGCGTGGGCGCTGGTGTTGTAGCTGCTTCATATTCTGGTGGGTATGGGGGAAGAGGTGCCTATCCCATGTCTGCTTATGCAGCGGTTCCATATAAAATGCCGATGCTTGCAACCGGAACAGTAGTACCACCACGGGCTGGAATGTTTGCTGCTATTCTGGGAGATAACAACCGTGAAACAGAAGTGGTATCCCCTTTGTCAACTATGAAGCAAGCTCTCAAAGAAGCTTTGGCAGAGAGCAATATATCTAGCAGAAACCAGATTGCTAAAGCAGAGCTAATACTTGATGGTACAAGATTTGGTCAGCTTGTAGTCAAATTCGGAAACAACGAAAAGAATCGTGTAGGTGTAAGAATGGTAACGGAAGGAAGCGTATAATGGCACAGAATGGGAACGGAGTATTTACCATAGACGGAGTTAATCTCCGTCTATGGGTAAAATCCTTAAAGCGAAATTTTTCGGTCGCAGATAGTGAAAATTCTGGACGTTTGCAATCTTACCGGATGCACCGTGATATCATTGGTACATTTTATAATTACACCCTCGATATTGATGCAGAAAGAAGTAACCCAGCTGACTATGATACATTTTATGAAATTATCTCCGCTCCGGTTGAGTCTCATAATATGGTATTCCCATATGGCCAAGAAACCAAAGAGTTTGAAGCATACATAACGAGCGGGGATGATGATTTAAAAATCAACAAGAACGGAAAAGAAGGTGAGCGTAACCATTGGACCGGGTTATCCATTACCTTTACCGCTATGGAGCCGCAGAGGAGGCCGTGATGTGTTTTTAAAGCAATCCATATTATCTGATGCAGAACAGAATACTGAGGGATTAAAGATTGTTTATGATGACTTGGCCCCTTATGCCAAAGAAAATAGTACAGCATCCATTACAAGACCTGGATTAAGACCGAGAATAGGACTTCGTCCAGGCCCTGGTTTACATCCGCGTGGGACAATAACAGAGCAGGAATTTCCAGAATTAAAGCGAGATGATATTTCTTATCCTGGATATGCTCTATGCTTTCCACGGTTTTCTCTGCTGAATGGAAAGTATATCAATTTTCCAGATAATCCGCTTCCGTATGGATATATAAGCCCAGAAGTATCAAATGAACAAGGATTGTTCGGATATGTTAAGCAAAGCAAAGGACTTAAGCCCCAAATAGGTTTGCATCCAGGAATGTTTTTATATCCTAAATCAACAACTGAAAAGATAATTGAATCCCCCATGCTTACAGTAACCTTTAATCAAAAATTCACCAGTGTAGGATTGCTCTTTACTTTTAATATGATGTCTGGAGATTATTGTACACGAATGAGAGTAAAGTGGTACTCGGATAATAACCTCTTGTCAGATATGGAGTTTTCCCCGGATTCAGTCAGATATTTTTGTAATAATTATGTGAGAGGATATAACAAACTGGAAATAACGTTTTTGCAGACATCAAACCCCATAAGGCCAGTATTTGTTACCAGAATAGATTATGGAATATACCGTGATTTTCTGGACAACGAATTATTGGAAAGAAACTGTTTGCAAGAAATCAATGCAATATCAGAAAGCATAAGTATTAACACATTGAATTTCACGGTAAGGACAACATCCAATATACCGTTTGATTTACAGAAAAAGCAGAAACTTACTTTATATTTCAACGGTGAGCTCATAGGAAATTTTTATCTTAAAAACGGTGCCAGGAAAAACAAAACGGATTACCATATGGACGCGCATGATGCAGTGGGCGTATTGGATGGCAATGAATTCGCTGGAGGAATATATACAGGCCAGCCGGTTTCTGAAGTATTAGAGAAAATATTTGAGAATGAAGATTTTAATTATTTGTTGGATGAATCATTTTCAGATATTCCGCTTTATGGATACATACCGTATACCACAAAGAGAAACGCATTAGTATACATATGCTTTGCTATTGGAGCTATTGCAGATACAAGCAATTACGATGGAATTGTTATCTATCCGCAAGAAAATGATTTGAGTGGTGAATTTTTGAATGATGAAGTATTTTCTGGTGTTACATTGGAGCATTCTGATATTGTCACCGGAATCCGGTTAACAGTTCATACATATCAAAAATCGGATGAGGCGCAAGAACTATATAATGATACTTTGAATGGAACAGCAGAGGTTATTTTTAATGAGCCTTATCATGGTCTGGAGATAACTGGCGGCACCATTGGTCAGTCTGGTGATAACTATGCTTACATAACCGGAACCGGTGGAAATGTAATACTAACCGGAAAGAAATACAACCATCTTACAACATCAATACTTAAAGAGAATCCCGATATTGTGTTTAACAAAAATATTCGCGAAGTAACAAATGCGACGTTGGTGCACAATGGTAATGCTCAGCAAGTGCTTGAACGTGTATATGCATATTACCAGCGCGCAGAAAATGTGGTGGGGGATGTACTTATAGGAAATAAAAAACTAGGACAGAAGGTTAGGATTGATACAGATTATGATGGATACCGCAGCGGTATTATTGAGAGCTACAATTACAGCTTTTCTCCCAACGAAATTAAGGCAGAGGTAAAAATACATGAGTAAGTATTTAGAATCTCTTATTTTTGACCGTACGCAGTCAGACATAATAGAATTAACTGACAAAGCTTACATTGATTATAAAGACCTAAACCGAATCGAACAGGCGATTAAATGGGTATCTTATGTTCTCAACCAGTATGGATATAGAAATACGACAAACAACAAGCTGAATTGGAAACCTGAGGACCATAGGACGGATAAAGAAATGGAACGTCTAAGAAAAAATATAGTTGCAATAAGAAACGCGTACTATACAGGCGATAGCACTCCCCTTACCCCAGATAAGATAACATACACATCAATTTATCAGGCCAATGCCATAGAAAAAATCATTTATGATTTAGGTAATTTGATTGAAAAGTCCTATCCTGGTCCTCAGCATTTGTCGTTTAAATTGGGAACCAAAGTTCTAGGAAACAGAGGTATTAAGCTATGAATTTAAAAACAAATTTTAAAAATGACAAATTTTCTGGATTACGAAAATATAAGATGACCACAGATACGTCAACCGGCCTAACAACGCTTGAAGATAAAACAGAGTATCAGGAAATAGGAGACATTTTTTCGGCTGATGACATTAACGAAACCAATAAGGCTGTATTACAAAACAACTCAGAAATCCAAGATATCAAAGGTATAAAAAAAATTATGGTTCCTTCGGCAAATTGGAGCACATCTGTCCCCTATTCACAGACAGTTGGTGTCCCGGGAGCTAAAGAGGACATTGGGCTTATTATTGGTGGTCCATATTTAGGGGATAAACCAAGCGCAAGCGTAGCCAGAGAGAGAAAAAAGGCTTTTGGATATGTCGATAGTGCTGAGAGCGGAAATGGAATTGTCACATTATATTGCTATGGCTCTAAGCCATCAACTGATTTTCAAATTCTTGTAAAAGGGGCGGGGAACTAGTATGGCAGAATGTATACTATATAACGGCGGTATGTTTAATAATGATTATCTCACTGCAAAACCAGAAGATGTCAAATATGGACAAACTTTTATTGGTGCAGGAACAGAAAATACACAAGAAGGAACTATGCCTACTTATTACAATGTGGAACATGATTTTCCCATTAACGGAAAGTTTTCTATTCCAGAAGGGTATTTTGTTTCAATAACATTAAAACAAGATATTCCAACATTGGGAGCACAATACGTTGACCCTTCCATCAATGGAACAACGGCTGGAGTTAAAGGAACATATATGACCGGCAATGTTTTTATTGGTGGGATATCGGGGATTTCAAGCGCTGTGATAAAAAAGGGAGTTAAAATAGGTCCATATATTGGGACATTTGAGGGATGGGTTGATTAAAAATGGCTGATTGCATAATTAAAAAGAATGGAGCTAATGCAGATACAAGTGATTTAACTGCCCTTCAATCGAGCGTAAAGGCAGGAAAAATATTTTTAGGTCGTGGAAGCGATGATGAACAAATTGGAACAATGCCGATTATACAACCTGAAAAGCATGAACTACAATTAAATCAGACGTTATCTTTAGGAGAAGGGTTTTATGAAGCTGGTAGTACAGTAACACAAAATATACCTACACTAGGTAATCAGTACGTTGTTCCAAGCGCGGATTTGCAAACAGTAGATACAGCTGGTAAATATATGTCAGGCGATGTTTTTGTTGAAAGACTACCGAATCTTATTGCATCAAATATAAAAAAGAATGTAGTCATTAGGGTAGGAGATACAACTATTGTAGGAACTTACGAAGGATATGAAAATGACGACCCATATACGCCATATTACAATGGTGTGTTTGCTCCAGGACAATCAATAAGCTCGTTTCCTTCCTTTGGGCGCAAAGGAGGAGCGTACTACAAAGGGGACGTGACATTTGGCCGGGATAACATTCATCTTGAGAATCCTCTTAGCACAGATTATGTAACAACAGCAATTGTATTTAATGTTCCTCTCAATTTTGATAATATCAATCGAATAACGTTAAAATATTCCCTCGCCAATGCATCTGGTGGTTGTGAAATGGTGCTGGCTACTGGATATGTTAGTGATTATATATATATGAGAGATTCTAGTGGCTCTGGAAAGGATTATAATGATGGACTAGGAGATTATTGGAGGAGAGAAATACCAAATACATCAGGCAATTTAAAAACGAATAGTTTTGATGTATCCAATATTACTGGAACACGATTTATATATATATCACTTTTTATGCGCACTACAGCAAGTACATCAGTTGTCAATATGACATTAAGGGAATTAAAATGCAGCATATAGGAGGAGAGCATGGCAATAAATGATTTAGAAAAAATGGACAACTATAATCCAACTAATTATGTAAATAATTCTGAACCGGATATTGATGCTGAACATCTTAATAAAACAGAAAATAAACTGGAAGAAACTGTTGAAAAAGCTAATGAAATAATTGATACACTAAAAGCATTAATTTCAACCGTTCAAACAAATTCACAAACCACAGTTCCGTCATCTTCGCTGGTCTATTCGATGCAGCAAGCAATCACAAAAAATACGGATGATATTGCTACTGCAAATAGCAATTTAGCAAAAACTAATGCAAAGGTGACTTTAAACGGCGTCAAGAACATTAATGGTTTTACAGCCGTGTATTCTGACCGAACTGACCGGGCATTCCAGCTATATTATGATAACGGTGAGATTGCGTCAATCGCATTTAACAACACCGGTATCTGGTATGATTTTTATGACGGACGAAACTGGAAGCAGGTTTGGAAATTTAATAAGCCATCATAATAATCATTTTGTGCTGAAGGCATATAGGTTCGTAAGGTTTGGAACTTGACTGTTATAACCAATAAATCGTACGGTATCACCTTTACGCACAGAAAACCATATAGGCATTGACGAATTGACTGTGACATCATTATTGACCCAAAAAATATTTATCCCATTTATAAGTACATTACAACCCTGAGCTGAGATGTTAAAACCAATGGAACCACAAACTATACAATCCTCTGTAGCTGCCCAACTTGTACCGTTAGCAAACCCATCTTTAATTTTTTTGCTGGTGTCTATGTATGGTAAATTGCTATTTTATAATATAAAAACATACCCATGAAAGGAGTAAAATGAACCAATTAAAACTATCAAACAACACAAAATACGACTTAATAACAAACGGGGTGGAAGAATCAGGAGATTACCTAACCCTTTCGTTTCTTCCCGGCCTAGACAGTTTTGAAACAGTAGAAGTAGAATTCAATGCGACAAACACAGAAAAAATTTACATACTTGGTTTGAATGGTCAGCCGATGGAAGTAAAAACAGGATTTACCCGGTTGGTGGAGATGCAAAAGAAAATGGATTATGCCATATCCTATGAAACAGTAAATACCGGAACCGAAGAAGCGCCGAATTATGAAACCAAGGAAGTGAAGGATACCGTTATGGTAGTTAAACTTCGTAGGCCAGATATCCGGGATACAGTACAGACCTTGCAAGATACAGTGGATGCAATGATTTTAAGTCAGTTGGAGGTGTAATATGTATACAACATTAAAAAGGCTATATAACAATGGTAAAGGGCCATTAACGCTTTCCGAACTCAACCGGGCTGTGTCAATTGGATGGATTACAGAGCAGCAGAAAAACAGCATAATTGGAGGATGATTATGAGAGATATCACATTGTGCCATCCACGCTTACAGCTTTTAGCAGGTCAATTGGTGGACGAATGCAATAAACAGGGATTAAAAATTAAAATAGGTGAGACACTGCGGACCGTGGCAGAACAGGATGCTTTATACGCTCAGGGTAGGACTAAACCGGGTAACATTGTAACTAATGCTCCTGGCAGCAGCTACAGCTCCTATCATCAATGGGGAACGGCTTTTGATATATTCCGCAATGATGGCGCTGGAGCCTATAACGAAATAGGCGGCTTCTTTAACCGTGTAGGTGCTATTGGCGTATCTATCGGTCTTGAATGGGGAGGAAACTGGAAGTCTCCTGTGGACAAGCCACATTTTCAACTTCCTGATTGGGGCAGCTCCACCAGTGGTATCAAGAAATTGTACCAAAATCCAGAACAATTCATGAAAACCTGGACTGAGCAGGAGCGCACTGGGTGGATTAAGGATAATAATGGTTGGTGGTACCGCAGACCAGATGGAACTTACCCGGCTAATAAGTGGTGTGTCATAAATCACCATTGGTACTTATTTAATAAGGATGGTTATGCCTGCACCAGCTGGCACCGCTGGAATGGCACCGTGTGCGACCCGGAGGACGGCTCAGGAGACTGGTACTATTTCGACCCGACACCGAATGGACTGCTGGAGGGAGCCTGCTGGCATAGCCAGGATAATGGCGCCCAGCAAATCTGGTACATAGAGGATTCTAATTCAATATAAAAGCGCCAGATTTTTACACTGACGCTTCTATAAATAGTATACCATCTTCGGAAATATGCAACACGATATGCAACACGGAGCCTGGAAACCGCATAAAACCGTTGTATTTTACGGGTCCGATTCCCGTCAGCAGCTT